TACAACTTGAACTTGAGTATAATTTTCTAGTATTTTTTTCATACCTGATTGAGCTATAGTTTCTCTCTCGTCTTGATGCTCGGCGTAGTGATTGATTTTGTTAATACAATCTATCATATCATCATAATAGATTATATCTTGCCCATCAATGAATAGTTCATGTAACTTCTTACTATCAGCTAATCTATCAGTGATTATTAATTTACCACAAGCCATTCCTTCAAAAATACGGCGAGTAATTTCTCCCCATCTACTATTTTGGATGATCATTAACCCTTTATTTAAGAATTCAGTGTGTTTTTCACCTTCTAAACCATTTTGATTACCTATAGAACCTTCAGACCAGTCTGTTAATTGATCTAAAAATTGAGATCCACCTTTACCTCTAGTAGTAACTGCTATGTACTCGGGATTAATCTCCATTGAGTATTGAATATTAGTATCAGCAAAATGATTAACCCATTCAACATTTATACCTCTATTTTTATATTCTAAATATGAATCATGATCAGGTGTTATTGTTAAATGAAAACGATTGGATTTAGGATAATTTCTTTCAAAATTTTGAGGATCATCCCCACTTTCTTGAATCCAAAATGCAGGTACTAAATCTTTATTTAAGTAAGGTGAGTCAAATCTACCCCAATCCATAAATAAAACTATATCAGTTTTAGGTTTAGAGTCAATCCACTTTTTAAGATCATTATCATGATAATAACCAGTTCGGTTAGAACCTATTGAAATAATTTCAGTTTCCCAATTTAACCTTTTAAACTCATTTATTAAGGCTATAGGGGTAGACCATTGTTCTCCATCATAAGCGTATATAAAAGTTATTTTCATAATAAATTATATAAATTATTTTGACGTTCTTGTCTATCTATCTGTTTAGGGTGATATAAACAATAATCTTCTTCTAAAGGTAGAGTAGCCCAAGTACTATGACCCATTAACACTTCATGTACTTTATTACCCCAATTTATTTTAGGTGAATTTTGAAGTATTCTAGGTTGTAAATCTGGGAAGTTAACCCATCCTTTTTCATTTACATTCCATCCCCATCTTTGAATATGTTCTTGAGTTAATCCTTCTACTGTATTAATTCTAGGTAGTAAAAATACATCTGTGGTTGGGTTGTCTTGAAGTATTAAATGAAGATTTTGTATAAAATTTTCAGTTAAATATTCATCAGCATCAATTTGAAAAATCCATTCTCCAACACAATTTTGTTTTAAATTATTTTTGAAATTAGAGAAATTACCTTTAAGTGGAAATTCTATAACATTTACTCTATTATAGAATTGATCTAATACTTGATATACCTCAGGTGTAGTATTACCCTGATCACATTGAACTACTATTTCATCCTTGTCTCTTTTATTAGTGACAAGGATGTTTAGTAATCTCATTAATTCTTCATGTTCGTTACAAACAGGAATAGCATAACTTATTTTCATATTATTGTTTGTTAAAGAATCCTATGTAATCTAAGGCCTCAATAAAATCATTTTGTGGGTAACTTTTTAAAGTTTTTATATCAGTTTTATGAGTATAAAATTCTTCAGTACCAGGTATTTTAAATTTACCTTTTTCTTCATCGTTTACTTCAACAGCTAATATTCCACTCCACTGCCAGTTATCTTTATGAGTACCGTTGGCAAATACCGTTCCTTTTTCCTGAATATTAATAGTTATTGGATACCAAACACGTTTTTTATCATCTACGGATTTGATGTCTTTATAAAGTTCAGGTAATGTCTCTTCATATGATTCAAAGTCAAATTCTCCTTCAACCATTAAATCATTTGTTTGAAACCCACAACCAAAACAATAGTAATTGTTTTTAGCCTCATTTACAGGTGTTATGTAACAAGCGTCACTTCCACATCGTGGGCATATACTTAATTGATCTTTCATTTTATTCTATTTTTTTTAATTTGGGAAGTTCTACACGTTTAAGTTTAGGAAGTACTAAAGAAACTTGTTTTGGAAATTCAGGTACTTTTTCAGTTAATATTGAACCTAATTTTTCTTGCATTTTATCAAATGAGAAATTAGTTTTACAATAAAAACTTAATCGTTTACCTTTTTCTTGATATTTTTTATAATTTTCAACATAGTCTTTTAATAAACCATTTACAAATCCATAATCAGCGGTAAACCATTGTGAACCATCAATTAACATATCTTTAACTTGTGCTGATGGATGGATATTATTAAGAGTACCAGGTACTAATGATGTGAATTCATGATTTAGGAAATCTACTTGACCACTCCAGTTAGAGGCAATTATAGGTTTTTTAGTTTGAGTAAATTCTAATAAAGGTCTACCAAATCCTTCACCTTTAGTTAAACTAATCATTGCTTTTATTTTAGAATGATTATACAACTCATTTACTTCACTATCTGATATTTCACCATGGAATAAATAAATGTTAGGTAAGTTTTTAGAATTGATAGAATTCTTAATAATATCTATTTTCTTTAATATTTGATCTCTATCTATAATACTAGCAGGACCTGACATTGTTTTTAGGATAAGAGCAGGTTTAATCTTTTTATTTTTAAATGTTTCTAAAAACACTCTAACCAATCCACTTACATCTTTTCTATCTTGGCCAAAATCCCCTTGAAGCCAGTGGCCAACAAATAGAAATGTAAAATCTTCTTCTATTGTATCTAAAGCCTGACCTATTTCAGAGGCAGGTGTTAAAGATGATTGGAAATATTTAGTAATATCTACCCCTTCAAATAATACTTCTATAGGTGAAGTTAATTCTACATTACCAATAACTTGTTTTGTTTTTTCATCTTGTTTTTGGAATTTAGAATCTTGGAATACTTTTTTAGAATGTTCTGATGATACTAAATTTAGATTCATTTTATTCATTCCTTCAATCCATTGTGGGGCACAAATTGTAGTTTCAATACCAGCTGTAATACCAATATTATATTTACCTACTGCTTGGAATTCATTCGGTACTGTGATTTGAGCCCAAATATCGGGTTGTTGAGTCATTTGACCTTGTAATATATGAGGAACTAAAAATCCCCATTCTTCTATATTATCCTCTATAAAACCATGAGGTGTATTACCCCAACGTTGAGGTAATATTTTAACGTCATATTTATCTAAATTAATTAATGCTTTAACTAAATCTCTTGAACGAGCACCATATCCTGACATAGTGTCGATTGGACAACTTATAACAAATGTATTTTTCATTTTTTTATTTTAATATAATAACTAATTTTTGTATCTCCAAATAAAACCACCAGCACTTTTAGTTCTACCCGTACAACAAGAACTTATAGACCCTATACTTATTCCTGTTATTAAACTAGCTTCAGTTTGACTAGAAAATTCTATTTCTCTTCCTCCTTTAATCTGAATTACAGGTTTTATATGATATGGATTTTTAGTTCGAATTTCACTCATTTTAGAGCGAGTTTCTGGGGTTCGTATTCCTCCAGTCCGGGATTTACTCATTTTATGTTTAGTTTCTTGGGTTAACCTTTTACCTTGATTTGATTTACTTATTTTATTTTTAACTTCTTGAGGTAACTTTGTACCTTTTTTAGCATTAGACATTTTATTTCGAGTTTCTTGTGTTTTAGGTCCACCTCCTCTATCATACATTTCACAAAATAAAGCTTTATCCCAACCATATTCATTTATAAATTGTTGTTTATAAAATACTTCTTTTTTATCTAATTCTCCAATAGAGCATATCTCTAAAATCTCAGAGGTATGATTACCCCAACCATACTTTTTAAGTGAATTATATAAATAAGGTTGGGATTTACAATGAAGAAGTTTATAAAAATTATGTCGAACTTCTATATTTAAACTTTGCCCTATATAAACTCTCCCACTAGGGCTTGTTATTTTGTAAATTCCTATAATAACGTTGTCTTGATTTTTCATCTTCTTGTTCTTTATTTTTCCAATAATAATCATAAGCACGCTGTTTTTTAATAGCCTGTTTTTCTTCGTCAGTGTATTTTTTTAAACGTCCCATATGGTAATAAATATTAAAGGAAAAATAAAGATCCAAAAAAGATCCAAAGTAATTAATATATAAGAGGATGAACTAATTCTAAGGTATCCAAATCTCCTGTCTTAAGAAATTCAAAAGTTTTTCTTGGTTTGAATGATAATAAAGTTGTATCAATGTCTTTAATAACATTATTACACATCATTCTAGATGACATTCCTGATTCATCTGATGTTACCCATTCTCTAGCTGCTAATCCATTCTCTTTTCTAGTCTCGGGAGACATTTCATAAACTTGTTGAATGGCTAAAGCCAATTCTCTAAAGTCTAGCTTATCATCCCAAATATAAGGAGTAGTAGGTGAACCAACTAATGACATATTATTTGGAAATACAGGTACCGCCCATTTACCACATTTTTTATACTTACCAAAATGATTAGATGGAAATTCTTGAGTTAATTCTACCCATTTACCATTTTCGTCTTCAAAACGCATTTGATCTTGCATACCACCTGTTACATTAGCAATAATCATTTTACCTGCCATCATAGCTTCGGTGAGTGCTAATCCCCATCCTTCATTTGAAGTAGGTAATACAGTTACATCAGCAATGTTGTATAGTTTATTTAATTCAGGAGTATCAATTCTACCATCTGAGAATATAATATTTGAGTTTTTACCAAATAGTAGTTCTCTTACAGCATATAAATCTGTACCATTTTGATCTATTGGTTGAGTATGTAATATTAATGCAATTTTATCTGCTTTCTCTTTAGGTAATGAATCTAAAAATAATTTATGAGCAGCTAATAAATCACTAATACATTTTCTTCTAATATTACGTGAGTTAAAGAATAATATAAAATCAAATTCCTTATCTCCAAATAATCTTTTCTTAGTTTCTTTTAACTCGTCTTGATTTTCAATTGGGAAGAATTGTTTTTCATTAATACCATGAGGTACATAAGTGATAATTTTATCTTTAGCTTTTTTACCTAAAACCATTTCATTAATATTCTTGGTTTGTTTAGATATAGCTAATAATGTATCACATGATTCATAAAAGGCTCTATTATAAAGTGGAGCTGGTAAATCATCCCATATATTAAGATAAATCATTGGGATTTGTTTCCTAATTTCGTTTTCAATAGCAAATAACCAATCATAATATCTAGGATCTGTAAAAAACATTAAACCATCAGGTTTTTCTGTTTTTATTAATGCTCTAATTAAGTCTGCATTACCATACCCATTATTAGGATATAATATAATTGATGAATCAGTATTATCAATTTCTTTATTAGTAGCTTCAGATAGATCTAATCTTTGACCGGCTTCAGGATGATTAATTGCTGCTCCTATAACTGCCCAATTATAATGATGGGATGTTCCTAAAACTATTTCTCGAGCCATTGTAGCTACTCCTGAATGCATTCTAATATCATCACAGATGAATAATATTTTCTTTCTTTGTTCTTTTGGTATGTAACCTTCTTTCATAAACTATTTTTAATTTTATTTTTCTAATTCTAAATTCATATGATTATGAACTAATTTTTGGAATTCAGGATCTGTTAAGTATAAATGCATGCATCTATCTGCTAATTTTTGTAATGAGAACTTTGTTTTAATTGTTTGAATTTTAAATGCTTCGAAGATATCTTTATCTACTTTTACACTTGTTAATTGTTGATTTGTTGACATAATTTGTTTTATTAATTTATATTATTATATATAAATATATTAAACTATTGAAAAAATGAAATTGTTTTTACAGGTTTCTCATTTTGATCACATAAATCAGAATTATCTTTATAAGGGCAAAACCTACAATTATGCTTACTAGGACGTTTTTCTAAATCAACTTGTTTATTAGTACCATCAGTATTAAATACTTCATTTAAAAATCCATCTAATAACTGCCCAGCTTTGTTTAATTTAACTTTACCTGATGCCGGTGTAAATTCTTGAATACGTTTTTGAGGATAGTCACCTTCTTCAAATACTTTTCTACGTGTAATAAAGAATTCAATTTCAATATTATCAACAGGGAAGTTATACTGTTCAGCAAATAGTTTTTTATATAGAATTAATTGAGTTTGTTTTACCTCATCTTTTTTTTCTTTATCACCCCAACCTCTTGTAGAGGTTTTAATATCTACAATCTTAATAGTGTTTGTATCTTCATGATATAAAACTAAATCTAAAAACCCAATAAACATAATATTATTTAAAGATTTATTAGGTTG